CTTTATCTGCCACTGCAACAATTAAACAAATAGATTTATGATGAATTGGGAATTAGATTTTAGCGATGAAATAAGGGCTAAGTGGAGCAACAAGCGTAAACGCTCGGTTGATTGCGATAACCCTAAGGGTTTCAGTGAAAAGCAGTATTGCAAGCGGCAGGAGAGAGGTGGGGCTTATAAAACAAAAGCGGATGAAAAAAGAATCCCAGAAAAGAAAAAAGATGGTACAAAGCGGCCAAAATCCAAACATTCTGATTTATATACAGATGAAGACCCAAAAGGCACAATAAAAGGTCTTGGGTTCAAAGATGCTGAAACTGCTAGGAAGAGTATTGCGATTATTGAGAAGGCAAGACGGCCTCACAAGCACAAAGTGCAAGCTACCATGGCGATGGAGCAAAGATCTAGGTTTGCAGCTAAAAATGCAAAAGATCCAGAGAAAAAGAAAAAACTCCTTGCCGCGAATAAAATTTACAAAAGTTATTTAGAAAAACTGAAGAAAAGGACAAAAGAAAAAAATAAGTAGGTGTAATTATAATAAATGCCCCGAAAGAAAGTTTCACCTTCAAAGCAGTCCCCTTTTGAGTTGAGTTCAGCGTTCCACTCAATAAATTTCAAGCAGCGCGAATTTAACTTCACTACAAAACAACAAAAACTTTTAGAGTCTATTTTAGATGACTCTTCTAAAATTATATTTGTAGCAGGTCCAGCAGGTTCTAGTAAGACTTATATGTCTGTTTATGGATGTTTGCAGTTAATGGCAAAGGATTTCCAAAAAGACCTACTTTATATAAGAAGTATAGCTGAAAGCGCTGATAAAGGGCTAGGTAGTCTCCCTGGAGATATTTCAGATAAATTTGATCCATTTCTCATGCCTTTGTATGACAAGCTCGATGAAATGGTGCATGAAGGCGATACAGCCTATATGAAACAGATAGGTCGCATTTCTGCTGTGCCTATAAACTTTTTGAGAGGGGCAAACTGGAACAATAGGCTCATAGTAGCAGACGAAGCTCAAAACTTCACATTCAAGGAGTTAACAACCTTAATCACAAGAATTGGAGAAAATACAAAGCTAATTATCTGCGGCGACTTCATGCAGAGCGATATCAATGGAAGAAGTGGGTTTAGAGAGATGTTTGACTTGTTTAATTGTGAAGAATCACAAGAGCATGGTATAAAATCTTTTAAGTTTACGAATCGTGATATCGTGAGAAGCAAAATATTAAAATATATTGTTTCTAAAATAGAAAATCACAAATCAGTGTAGATTATAAGTAACAAGGCGAACGTCTAAGCGACAGCGGCCAACAGCTTTTTTTACCCAAGAGACAACGATCTTGTTAATTTCAGTGTAATTAAAAATAGAAAAAATTATTTAAAATTATATTATATATAAGCTTATGAGCCATCTGTTCTGTCATAGTTGTGGGTTTAAACTGGAATACGCAAACGTAAAGCCTAATTTTTGCGGCAAATGCGGTCAACAATTAAATAACACTTTTACTTCAAACGCTGCGGCGACACAACAGCCAACTGTAGTAGAAAATATAAATTTAGCTGAAGACGAAACAAATAGTCAGAGTTTACCATCGATTAGCAAAATTCAAGTAGACTATGATGTAGACACCAGTAAAAGTTTTACTTTGGGTTCATTAGTAGGAGAAAACGCTCCTCCAGATGTAGGTAGGAGATCAAAACCTAAATCTATTAATGAATTCATTAATGAAAGAGGAGAGCGATAAAAAATCTTATGAAGATTGCTCAGACATCATAGACCAAGCGATACTCAGACAAAAATATAAATGGCGCTTAAATGCTGTTAAATGGTTTGACTTTGATGATGTAGAGCAAATCATAAAAAGCCACATAGCTAAAAAATGGCATATGTGGGATCAAAGTCGTCCTCTTGAACCATGGATAGGTAGAATAATATCTAACCAGATAAGGAACCTGCTCAGGAATCATTATGGTAATTACACAAATCCTTGTGAGTTAGTAAATACCGCAGATCACAATTCATCAAAATGCCCAGTTTGCATTAAGTGGTCTAAAACAAAAAAAATAGGTCTAGCTCTCAAAGTGCCTTTATCAACAGAGGATTTTTCAAGAGAGTTTAATAATAGAACTTATACAGATTTTAATTTCAAAGATTCATTGAAGCGGTTGGATTCAAATATGCGACAAAAATTAACTGGAGTTCATTATAAAGCTTACAGAATGCTTTACTTCGAGCAAAAGACAGAGGAAGACGTAGCCAAGTTTATGGGTTATAAAATATCTCCTGAAAAGAAAAAATTAGGATATAGACAAGTTAAAAACTTAAAAAAGAAATTTTTGCAGCTAGCAATGGATATACTTAGAAACAAAGATATAATAGACCAATAATGGAGCTTACAGAAGATCAAAAGAAATTCATAGATGAAAACGCCCTTCAGATAAAAGATTTAAATAACTTAACAAGAGGGTGTTTTAATGATGATAGTTTAGATGGCAGAACTAAACAAGGCAGGGCTGTAAGAAAATATTTAATAGAAAACTCCATAGATTTCAAAACCACAAAAACTTGTAGAACTGAAGATATAATATTTACAGATCAGCAAAAAGAATTTATTTTACAGCAAGCAGAAGATGGTATGTCTTCTCTTGAGATAGCAAAACTTATATTTCCTCAAAAAAGAATCCAACCGCTATCAAATGAGCAAAGAACTGTACTTGCGTTTATTAGAGAGGTAAACCCCGACATATTACCATCCCAAGATAGCGGGGCATTGCATTCCTATATTGCCCCGAAGTCGCCAAGCAGAATTGTTAAGAAGATTAATGACTCTACAGGTTTAGGTTTAGAAGAGCCTAAATTAAATAGACAAAAAAGAATATGCGTAGAAAGACTTGGTATAAACTTAAACAATTCTAGGTTTTTAAAAATAATTAATAATTATTTAAATGAAGAAGATAGAACTTTGTTTGAGCATGAATTTGTAAGGCTAACTTGGGATAAACCAGACTTAACAGCAGATGAGATAAATTTATACCTTAATGTCTGTAAAGAAGTTATAAACCTAGAGGTTATTAGCGCTCATTTGAATAAATTAAATGATATGTTTGATATTGCTGATGATCAGACTGACATGAGCGTTAGATTAGCAGAAATTATCAAAGCTAAATCTGGAGAGTATCATCAATGCGAAACCCGAATAGAAAACCTTACTAAAAAGCTACAAGGTGACAGGGCGGAGCGTATGAAGAAAAGTCAAAAAGAAAACGCTTCTTTTTTATCTATTGTTCAACTTTTCCAAGAGGAGGAAGAAAGGAAAACAATGGCGAGGATAGCAGAAATGCAAAAACAAGCTATAAAGAAAGAAGCTGAAAGACTAGAAGGCATGGCTGAGTGGAAAGCAAGAGTTTTAGGAATATCGCAAGAAGATGTCATTTAAATGCAAAGAGTGCGGTGAGGATTTCACTTTCCTAAGAAGTTTACATGCACATATCAAAAAGCACAAGTTGGTGCTAGGGGATTACTACGTCAAGCATTACGCTAAAAAGGATAAACTTACAGGCGAATTACTACCTTTTAAAAAATATGAGACATATTTTAACAACGATTTTTTAAACGTAAGAAATATGCGTAAGTGGTGCAAAACCGCTCCTAAGGAGGAAGTAAAAAAATACATAGTAAATACTTTTAAGAGCAGAATGGAAAGCAAGGGCTTAAGTTCAATTCCACCTGACATTTACTTAAAAACTGCTGGAATGCCCGACATAAACATGTGCATAGAAGTTTTTGGCAGTTACAACGCTCTATGTAAAAAATTTGGCATGTTGCCTATGCTTTCGAGGCAACTGCCAAATGAATTTAATAATAACTATGAAAATACTCGTATATTCGTAGATACGAGAGAACAGCATCCACTTATATTTAAAAATAGTGAATCACTAAAACTTGATGTGGGAGATTACGCTGTAATGGGTGAGGATTTTGATTACACATTTGTGGATCGTAAATCTTACCAGGATTTTTGCTCTACAGTAACAACTGGCTACAGCAGATTTGTAAAAGAAATAGAAAGGTGCAAAAGTTTAGACTCATTCTTGTTTGTAGTGGTAGATACCGCTTTTGAGAACATGCACTATGAAAACAGCAGGTCGGCTCACAAGTATAAATTAGATTATGTGTTTTTCCAGATGAGAGAAATACAAGCTAAGTACTCAGATTGCTGTCAGTTTGTATTTAGCGGGTCAAGAGAGCATAGTGTCGAGATAATTCCAAAAATTTTAATTTTAGGTAAAAAGCTTTGGCGCGTAGATTTGCAATATTTTTTAAAACCAAAGATTAATAATAATGGCTTGGATAGAAGGAAAACAAAAACTAAAAAGAGAGTACAAGGATATAAATCAACTCTTAGAAACAAAAGAGGGTTATTTAGATGAGACTGAAGCAAAACTTTTGCTTTATAAATTCCTAAGAGAAAATCCTTCTTTTGCTACTGAGTTATTCACTGGAGTAAAACTTTTCCCTTTCCAACATATGGCTATAAAGGCCATGATGGAGTCTGATTACTTTTTGGGCATATGGAGCCGTGGAATGTCCAAAAGCTTCTCTACGGCCATTTTCGCGCTATTAGACGCTATTATGAATCAAGGTGTTCAGATAGGTATTTTATCTAAATCATTTAGACAATCTAAAATGATATTTAAGAAGATTGAAGATATTGCTAAAAGCCCGAAAGCTACTTTCTTTTCTCAGTGTATCACTAGGATCTCTAAAATGAATGATGAGTGGGTAATGGAAATAGGCCAAAGTAGTATTAGAGCTTTACCTTTAGGTGATGGAGAAAAGTTAAGAGGTTTTCGTTTCCAAAGAATGATTATCGACGAGTTGTTGTTGATGCCTGAAAAAATATTTAACGAAGTTATAATGCCGTTCTTGTCGGTTGTAGATAATCCAACCGAGAGGCAGGAGGTTTATGATTTGGAAACAATGTTGATTGAGAAAGGTGAAATGAAAGAGGAGGACAGAAAAAAATGGCCAAATAATAAAATAATAGGCTTATCATCCGCCTCTTATAAATTCGAATATCTTTATAAGCTTTATCAGCAATATGAAAATTTAATTATTAATGAAAACAAGCAAGATGGCGCTCATAGAACAATTATGCATTTTAGTTATGATTGTGCGCCAGAGCAGTTGTATGATCAAAATTTAATTAGCCAATCTAAGGCGACAATGAGCGACTCTCAGTTTGACCGAGAGTTTAATGCTGTTTTCACCGATGATAGCTCTGGATATTTCAAAGTAAGTAAAATGGCGGCTTGCACAATACCAGACGGTGAAGGTCAGTGTGTTGAGGTGAAGGGCCACAAAGATGATGAATATATATTGTCTTTTGACCCATCATGGTCAGAGAGTGAAAGCTCTGACGATTTTGCTATAATGTTAATCAAAATTAACAGAAATGAGAGGAAAGGAACAGTCGTGCATAGTTATGCATTATCTGGTGCGAATTTAAAGATTCATATAAAATATATGGCTTACTTGCTAACCCACTTCAATATTGTAGCAGTTGTTGGCGACTATAACGGCGGAGTACAATTTATGAACTCATGCAACGAAAGCACTATATTTAAAGATAAAAATTTAAAATTAGAAACTATTGAGGCGGAGTTAGATAAGCTAGCAGACTATGAAAAGAATTTAAGAAGACTTAGGAATCAATACAACAAAAGCAATAAAAAGTTTGTGTTTTTGCGTAAACCTAGTTCTCAGTGGATTCGTATGGCAAATGAATCTCTTCAGTCAGCTTTTGATAGGAAGAAAATATTATTTGCTGGCGCAGCCATGAATGACGACTACAATATACAGCGCAAATATAGGATTGGTGTAAAGCAGTTAAAGTTCATAAGGAACGACGGTAACGAAGCAGCCTCGGAAGGCGCAAGAATGATAGACTTGGTTGAACATCAAAAAGATATGATGGACTTAGTGAAAGTTCAATGCGCTTTAGTTCAAATCACGACATCTGCTCAGGGTACTCAAAGTTTTGATCTACCACCTAACTTAAGAAAACAAAAAGGTGCAGATAAGGCTAGAAAAGACTCTTACTCCGCTCTTGTGCTTGGTAATTGGATGATGAATGTTTTTTATGATATGGAGGCTTCAGGTGATCTTGCCGACCAACAAACATTTACTCCAATGTTTATTTCTTAACATTTAAAAGTTGAAAGTTAACTTTGAAGTGTAATATCAAATATCGCTATGGCTAAAAGAAAGTACACAAAACGCTCAGATTATTGGAATAAGTTTAACAAAGAAAACAAATTGTATATTCCTATTGGAAAAGATGGCGAAGTTCATCCAGATTTACTAGGGGAACCTTTTTATACTTCAGATGCTTCTTATAGTGAAGTTTCTAGAGCTAGAAGGCAATCTACGAGTACTAGTAATTTTAGTGGAACTAGAAAAAATAGAGCTGCATTTGTAAATTTAAAAGGTAGATTTGCTAGTATTTACTCTGGGCTACTTCCCTACGATTATTCCACAGATGGAGTAACGGTTAGAGACACGATTGAATTGTGCCAAAAGGCATACTGCAATGTCGCTGTTTTTAGAAATGCGATAGACATTATGTCTGAGTTTACAAATACAGATTTGTACTTAGAGGGCGGAACTAAAAAAAGCAGAGAATTCTTCTACGAGTGGTTTAAAAAGGTCAATATTGTAAATATTAAAGATCAATACTTTAGAGAATACTACAGAAGCGGAAATGTATTTTTATACAGGGTTGATGGCAAGTTTAAAGCTGAAGACTATGCTAGACTTATGAACCAAGTGGGTTCTATAAACCCATCAGCCAACAAGATACCTTTAAGATATATTTTATTAAATCCTTATGATATTGTAGCCAAAAGATCTACCACTTTTTCAGTTGGCGCCTACGAGAAAATTTTATCAGAATATGAGTTAGCAAGGTTACAAAATCCTCAAACAGAAGAAGACCAAGAGCTTTTAGAAAGCTTAGATCCTGAAACACAAGAAATTATTAAAAAAGGAGGCTATGGGGCGAAAGGTCTTAAACTAGCGCTAGACCCACTAAGGCTATCCTTTTCTTTTTATAAAAAACAAGATTACGAGCCATTTGCTATTCCGTTTGGTTTTCCTGTTCTAGAGGATATAAATGCCAAAATGGAATTGAAGAAAATGGATCAGGCCATCACTCGAACTGTCGAGAATGTAATCTTGCTTATAACAATGGGTGCAGACCCAGACAAAGGCGGCGTCAATCCTAATAATCTAGCGGCGATGCAAAATTTATTTAAAAATGAAAGCGTCGGTAGAGTTTTAGTCTCAGATTATACTACAAAAGCTGAATTTATAATACCTGAGCTAAACAGAGTTTTGGGGCCAGATAAGTATAAAATACTTAATGAGGATATTAAACAAGGCTTACAAAACATAGTAGTTGGAGAAGAAAAATTCAATTCAACACAAGTTAAAGCTCAAATATTTATTGATCGATTAAAGGAGTCTAGAACTGGATTTTTGAATGATTTCCTACAGAGGGAAATAAAAAGAATATCAAGAGAGCTTGGATTTAGATCTTACCCCGAAGTAAAAATGAAAGACATTGATATGAGGGATGAGACTCAACTAATGAGAGTTTCTACTCGTTTGATGGAGCTTGGTATACTTACTCCACAACAAGGAATGGAAATGTTCCATAATGGCAGATTCCCAGAGGCAGACAAGATAGCTCCTGCACAAAAGAACTTTGTAGCACAAAGGCAAGAAGGTTACTACAATCCATTAGTTGGAGGCGTTCCAATGATTGATGCTGATATTGGAGCTTCTAATGAAACTCCAAAACAAGCAGGAAGACCTGAAGGAACGGTTGATATACCTATTGTAAATGCTCAGTATTCTAGAGCTAATATACAAAAAACTATTTATGAAATAGATGAATTTATAAATAATGCAGAGTCTGCAATGGCCAAAGAGATAAGCAAGGAAGAGTTATCTGACAACCAAAAACAAATGATTGCTGACCTTTGTGAGTCCATCGTTTGTTCTGAAAATAAAGAATCTTGGGCAGAAACCATGGAATCATGTGTAAAAGACTTCAAGCAAATAGAGAATTTACAAACTTTAACCGAAGTTTTGTCTATCTCTAGCGAACATAAACTTGAATTATACCCAGCAGCGATTCTTTACCACAGCAACAACGAAGATAAATAATGGATTATAAGTATACTACTACTTTTGAATGCACTCTTTCTAGCTGCGAAATTAGTGAAGCCTCTTTAATATCTAAGGCTTCTTTAGATAATTTAGCCCCACTTGTTCCAAAAGATATAGATTACAAGAGCAATGTAGATTTGCTTGGAGTTGCTTTTAATGCAGCTGTTGTTAATAAATTTAATAGAAATGGCGATGGAATGGATAGTGCCACTGCCAAAAAATATACACCCAATTTCGTTCACAAACCAACCAATATAGAGCATGATAAACAGAAGGTTGTTGGTCATATCGTAGATGCAGGATTTAGCTCATTTGAGTCTAGTGAGATTTTAACAGGCGAAGAGATTGAAAAGGAGAAAGGTCCATTTAATATTGCTTTAGGCGCTGTAATTTATAAATCTGTAAATAAAAATTTTACTGATTTAGTGCAAAAATCATTGGACCCTAAAGACCCAGCTTATCAGAAAGTTTCTGCTAGTTGGGAGGTAGGTTTTAGTGACTATGTTTTAGCTGTAGGGAGTGATTACTTGAAGGACGCAAAAATAATTTCAGATCCTGAAAAAATACAGGAAATGAAGGGTTTTTTAAGGAGTTATGGTGGTACTGGGAAGACTGATAAAGGGGAAAACATATACCGTCTAATAGTCGGAGATATTTATCCTTTGGGTATTGCTTATACCTTAAATCCTGCTGCTGAAGTAAAGGGATTATATTCCGATCTGGCTAAGCCCGATAAAATTTTTATAAACGATAAACGTGATAATATTTCACAAAAAATTAATTTAAATGTAAAACCCAAAAAGGATATTAACGCCATGGAAATTGAACAAACTATTTCAGAACTAAAGGAGCTTCTTAATGAAAAGAAATTTTCTAAGGAAGCTGCCGCTTCAATGACAGAAACCTTCTCACAAGCTATTAAAGAGCGAGATGAGCAATATCGTGCTGATCTTGAGGTGGCTAAATCAGAAAAAGCAGCAATCGCTAAAGAATACGAGGATCTTAAAGCTTCAGTAGCTGAACTCGAAGAAAAACTTGGGGCCGCTAATGAGCGTATCTCAGTTTTTGAAACCGAGAAGAAAGCAGAAGAAGCCGTCGCTCGCTTTAACGAAAGAATGGATTCTCTAGATCAAGCTTACGATTTAGATGATCAGGACAGAGAATTTCTCGCTAAAGAACTTAAAGATCTTGATGGAGAAGAAGAATTTACTTCTTTTGCTAGCAAGTTAGAGGTTCTTTGGAAGCACAAAAATAAAGAAGTGCAAGCTTCATTTAACGATGAGATTCAAAAGCGCATCGATGAAGAAGTTGCTAAAAGAGTAGCTACTGCGTCAACTGAAGAAGTTGAAGTTGAAGCAGCTCTTGATAATGCTGAGGAAATTGATTCCGCTGTTCCAAACACTAACGAGGCTGTTGCATCTGATGATGACTCCATCGTTGATAAGTTCAGAGACGCTTTTAAGCGTGAGAACATCGAAATTTCATAACTTAACTAACAAACAATATTAACAACCATCATGTCTATTAGAATTTTACCATTCAGACAATACTCTGATAATGATGTCGTAAACCTATATGCGCTTGAAAACGATGCGGTTTTGACAAATACGACTGACACAGGCGGCGGCGATGCTGGCGTTTTTGTGAAGGTTTCTGCTGGTGACTTCAACAAGGAGCCTGTTGAATATCAAACAAATTCATATTTGGGAGATAGCAGCTATCCATTCTTGGGGACTACTAAAATGTATCCTGAAGTCAATCTTAAAATCACTGGCGCAAGTTCTGGAGAGATTCCACTTGGAATTACTCTTAATCAAACCGCTAAAAACGACGAGAACGGAGAGAAACTCCTCTACAACCCAACTAAGCAGACTGAGCTTCAGGCTGTTCTTCCTGGGCAAGCTGTTCCTGTTGCTACAAAAGGAATCTTTACTCTCGCTGCTGAGTGCTTTGATGGCCCTGCCTCTTTGTACACTGTTGGCACAGGAATCAAGATTTCAAATAGCAATGTAGGTAAGATCACTGGAGTTGCACCTAACAACGGCCATTCTTTTGGTACTGTTATAGGAACTGGATCTCGTTCAAGTGAAGGACCAACAACTGACCAGTTCGCTGGTGAGTATATCGTTGTTAAAATCAGTTGTTAAAATCAGTTGTCCATAAATTTTAAACCAGTTTAGAATATTTTTAACATGAAAATTACTTTAAAACGCACCCCAGAGCAGGTCGAGCTTATTAAAGCTATGGCTTCTCGCAACAAAACTGTTGCATATGAGGCGCAAGTAGCTCTTGCCGAGTTCATCGGACCAGTTTTAGCTGAGGTTCTTAACCAAGCTCCAACTGTAAGCAACTTGTTCCAGTCACTTCAGTTCAATGCTGATGATAATCCAAGCATTCCTTTGGATCTTTACTATGACATTTCCGATGAGGATTATGTTCAGGTTTGGAGCCAGAGTCATGCTGGTGGTCTTCCAACTTCACAGGTTCTTCCAACAGCCTCTGAGTTGAAACTTGCTACTTATAGCCTTGATAGTGCTGTAAGCTTTGATCGTCGTTATGCAGCTAAAAGCCGCATGGACGTTGTAAGCAAGACTTTCACTCGTGTTGCTCAGGAGATCCTTATTAAGCAGGAAACTACTTCAGCTACTTTGCTTATGACTTCTGTAGCTAACGCTACTACAAATTCAAAAGCTCACGTACAAACTAACAACGTTGCAGGTAAGTTCACACTTTCTGACATGAATGATCTTCTTACTCTTGCTAAGAGAATCAACACTTCATTCATTGGTGGAACTCCAGCTGCTCGCGGTAGAGGTTTGACAGATCTTATCTGTTCTCCTGAGATTGTTCAGGATATCCGTTCAATGGCTTATAACGCTATTAACTCTCAGGATGCAGACGGTTCTGCCCCAGGTGGTACAGACGGTCTCGCAGCTCCTGATGAGCTTCGTATGGATATCTTCCGTAACGCAGGTATTCCTGAGTTTTACGGTCTTGGAATCATGGAGATCAATGAGCTTGGAATAAATGAGAAGTTCAACACTTTATTTGACACTGCTGCTGGTAGTACTACTTACTACAATGCAGATGGATCATCTGGAGGAATAACTTTTGATACTGCTCAAGACGATTTCGTTCTTGGTGTAGATCGCTCAAGAGATTCTCTTGTTCGTGCAATCGCTGTTGACGCTGAAAGCGGTAGTGAGTTTACTCTTATTGCTGATGACCAGTACAGCATCCGCCAGAACAAGATCGGATACTTCGGTTCTATCGACGAAGGTCGTGTAGTTCTCGATAACCGAGTTCTCGTTGGAAAGATTGTTGGAGCATTTGATTAATCTCCACAACTCATAACGTTGAAAGGTCGCCTCGAAAGAGGCGGCCTTTTTTTATTTAATTTATTGTTTTAGTGTATATAATATATATATGAGCGAAGAAAATAAACCATACGATGAGGTTACTACAGGCCAAGAGAAGCCTGTAAAAAAAGGTATTGTTGAAGAGATTCAAGAAATGAAGGAGCGCGGCGAGATCAATACGGCGGCTTATAAAGAAAAAATTAAACAGCTTGAAGTTATTTTAGGTGTCAAAGAATTGAGTCCATTTGGCACAAATGAGCTAGAAATATTTGAGGATAATTTAAAATCTATGAATTTAACTGATATGATGAGGATGGCTCAAAAAGCAGGTTTAAATCCACATCAAGACAGGCCAAGACTCAAAGCTTCTTTACTGAAAGAGTTTAAAGCTTATACTAGAAATAATCGGCGCAACGTAATCCCTAACCCGATGAAACAGCAAGAGTTAGACCCCAACAATCCAGTTCACGCAAGAACGATTAAAATGCTGCAAGATTTAGGTATTTAGTGTAATACCTTACATGAGCGTATTAGAAGACTTAGCTTCAGGAATCGTAGAGACAGAATTTGATGGCGATACTGGTATAGCCACAGTATCAGCTGTAAGTGGATGGCTTTTTGAAAATTTAGGCAGGTTAAATACTTACATTTATACAGACTTTAGCGGCAACTCTGCTACTGGCACTTACGGAACAATGGATATTGAAGCTCAAAATATCCTAAAAGAGATGTATTTGTATAATCATTATACAAAAGAGGCTAGGAATGCTCTAAGGGGAATAGTTAACTCAAGCGTAAGTGGAGATAATGTATTAGCTTTAAAGGACGGAGAAAGCTCTGTAACGTTCGTTAACCGTAATGAGGTATCTAAGGTCTATAGAGGGCTTGCAAGCGATTCTATGGCTAGTATAGAGCGAATGGCGGCACAATACAATATTTATCAGGCAGAGCCTAGACAGCTATACGGAATAGATGGTAGTGGTTTAGCTGATTACAATGTATAAAAAACCCCGCCGAAGCGGGGTTTGATAAGTTTATTTACTTTTTCTTTAAGGCAGCTAAATCTTCTTTTAACTTAATTTTAAGTTTAGCTTTTGTTTTACCGTCCTTGCCAGCCGCATCTTTGGCAAAAGCTTTAAGAAGTTCTGCTGCTGAAGAGGCTTTTGGTTTTAGCTCTGGAGATTTTTTAACTTCAGGCTTAGGCTTTTCTTTAGCCTCTACAGGTATTTTTACTGCTGATTTTTTTGCAGTAATTTTCTTTTTAGCGGGTTTTTTACTTTCAGGCATTTCTCCAAATATTTTTAAGTGTTGCTAAGTCTGAACTTTTAGATCCAGCTAGTTTTGCTATCTCTTCTTTATCTCCTTTTCTCCAAGCGTTTGTTAAATCTTCGATTTTAGGAAACGTTTCTTTAAATCCTTTAGGAGCTTCAGGTATGATTTCTTCTACTTCCTCTTCAACAGAATCCTCTTCTGTTTCATAGTATTCGAAGTCTTCTTCCTCTTCTTCTAAAGGCGAGTTATCTTGATTTTTATTAAACATGTTTATTAAAGCGCTGCTGTTCCATTAGACCCACTCATGTAAAGACCGTTTGTTAAGTCATTTGGGCCTCCAATTTGAGTAGAAAGAGTAATGTCAACAGTTTTGTTTGATCCAATTGAGCTAGAAATACTTTCAGAATCTATCTTAGCTCCACTTAAAGTCCAGATAACGGTATCTTTTGCATCTTTATCTTTTAAAGTTACAGTGGCAGACTTAGCAGTTGCATCAAGTTTATCAACTAAATTGTAAGCTACGGTTTCATTCATTATAGCGCTAACTGACATTGAAACACTAACTGGAAAATCAACCTCTCTAGCAAATGGAAATCTGCTTCCGAGTCTACTAATTGGTGATCTAGAAAGAGGTACGCTGATTGAAACACTTTGTACATGAGCATCACCCGCGCTGTCGTTTATCTCTGCTACTGTATCACCATCAAAGTTGACTAGGGAAAGAGTAATGTCTCCTGGGCGAAGAGCTGTAATTGAGCTTACTCCAGTGCTAGGAGCTGGTAGTGCTACAGTTCCCTCCAAAGATGTTCCTGCGGTTTGATTAACTGCTGGAGTATCAATAGCGTCGCCATTTATATCAGAACGAACGTTTGCGCCCTCCATAGAAACAGAAACAGTAGGTATAGATCCTACAGCCATGTCTACAGAATAGTTTGATAAGTAGCAGTTACCAATACCAATAACGGTATCGTCAGCAGTTAAAGCGCCATCAGTGTTAATGTCTCTTCCTTCATCAGCGGTCGCTATAAAGATATTCTTTCCAGAACCTGCTGTAAGGTGACCAGAGGCAAAACCTCCTGGACCTGAATGTACTCCTCCTGCTCCACCGCTTCCAGTTTGCACATAAAAACCTAAGCATCTTTCGTTAAATCCATCAGTTAAGTAATAAGAAAAATCTGTACTTACTGTTGGAGGATCTAAGATGAGTGAATCAATTCTCGCAAGTTCGCCAAACTGGTTAATATCTTGTCTATTGATTGTATAATTAAAGTTAGCGCTTTGTACTCTTTCAAGCTGTTTGTGATCACCAGCTAGTTTAGATGATGCATCTTTACTGACGAAAAGCGCTTCTGATTGATAAATTACTCTGTTTCTGGCCATAATATAAAAATTCTTTCTTTTGTTTACAGTTTTAGTTTAAAAATATGAAATTAATTGAACCTATATCTATGTTGTTGCACGTCGAAATCTATAAATCCGACATACAAATCGTGCGCTAAAGACTTTCTATCTCTATCACTTAATCTAGATGTGGTTACTCCATTTATATAAAATTTAATTTCGTCGGAGTATTCGTTTCTTTTGTTTACGTAGTTATAAGTGTTGTTTTTTAGGTCTCCCAACTCTGTTGTTGGATAGCCTGTCATTGGTATGGGATTTATGCATTCTTCCGCAGAATCCATAAAAATAGATAAAACGCCATCTAGTTGATAGGGGTCTTCTGCTAACACAACAGCCTTCATGGTAACTTGAGTGTCTTGCATACCACCTAAAGCAAAAGGACTGTTCCTTGAATCAGATGAAGCTATAAACACAGCTGGGACCACATCGTCATATGGCGATATGTAGTTATATGGGGCTGATGGAAGTCTGGAATTTACAGTATATTTGTTTTCTACAACCAAATCTTCTTCGGTGTCATTTGTCATATAGACATTAAAATCTTTTACGGCAAAAGATCCAGTGATGGTCAAATCCGTGCTACTTCCTGAAACTAAAGCTCTTCCATTGTCAAAATCCAAAACAACGCCGTCATCTCTACCTGAAAAATTACCTCCTATGTAAACACCGCTTGGCACAGTTGCACCAGTAATAGAAGAGTCTGTAACCCACTGTTTATAAGGGCTTCCATATGCTTTATATGTCGCGTCTAATCTGTCATCGCTGTAGTAAAAAAAGTCTCCAGTTTTATTGCTAAAAGCCTCACCTTTGGTCAATAAAAAATTATCAAACCATAAAAAGAATGATGTTGTTAGCTTGTGCTGGAATTGTTCTTTCATTTTAGTTCTTTAAATTTTTTCTTATATTTATTTATAAAAGAAGAAATATAAGCAGTATTTTTAAATTTCCCTCCCCTTACCTTTACACGCGATTGGATTGCAGAACCCGATCTTCCCCTACTATTTTTTCTAAGTAAATATCCTAACCCTGATATTCCTGTTTCTATTCCTTTTGCCCAACTTCTTCCAACAGCCCAAGGCATGGGTGTTAGTGCGAATATTTGTTCTGCGGTAGGCAGGTTTACATTATAGCTAATACCTATATTTCCAGCCTGTTTTAACTCTTTATTGAATTGTATAGATGTATTTTCTAGTAGTTGAATTATAGGCATAACTGGTTGGTCACCTTTATCAAAACCTATAAAAGCAAACAAATTAGTAACACCCCCTAAAGTGCCACTTATGTTTGGCGCGTTTGGCCCTTGCATTAATTCTTGTGTAACAGGGAGCTGCAAAAACTCCTTTACCATTTCACTTTTAATTGTTTTAAATTTCTTATCTACCTCTTTTTTGAACTTGTTCTTTAACAGGCGAGGAGCTTGTCTTTGCAAAGCTTGCTGGACATCTAAGGGTAATTTAGCCATTATTCGTCAATAGGTGTTAAAACAAAGGTGAAAAACCTATTGCTAGTTAGACCTCTAGGCACTCCGTCGCTTTTTATTGCAAACTTAGTGCCATCAAACTCCACTCTTCTAGCTTCACGTATGTAGTCATATCCAGCTTCTGTAACTACTATTTTTACGCTTCCGTCGGGTAATATTATTTTATTTTGAGTTCCTGATTGTGCGCCAGCTTCATTAGACAAAAACTCTTTATCCATATCTACATAGTAAATACGAGCTTCAAAACTTTCTGAAACAGTAGTGTATTCAACAGAAGTGTTAGATCCTGTATTTGTTCTTCTGTAAAGCGAGTTCCAGTTATCTGTAGAAGCGATTAATGTTTTCTTTGCGTTTTTGTAAACTGTAATAGTCCTAGCAAAAGTTGTATGCAAGGTATCAGATAAACTATTAATTTTATTTATTTGGTTTTGTGATAAAAAGCCAGCCATATAGACATTTACACTTTTATTTATATAATAAGATAGGATTAAGGCAATGAACGCAAAAAAAAATTTATGTTTCCAATCTAGTAGAGCAATATCAACATTATTTAAAGAGATGCTGAATATGCTAGAAGATATGAAAAAAGATCATGATTTTCACTATCAGAAGCTCTATGAGAACATCCCAGAAAAATATCATCCAATAATAAAGACCGCAGATCACTTTACTCCAGACAAAGTCAACTGGATTAGGAAAAGAATTTTAGATCACGGTAACGAATCAATTAGAAAATTAGACGCAGAATTAGATAATTATACTGTAAGTTTTATATTTAAATAAGGAAAAAGGCTATGGAATTTAAAGAACTATATTCATTCACTGTTGATGAAGAAGTCGAAGTGGAAAAGAAAACCACTAAGAAAGACAAAAAAACAGGAGAAGAAACAACAATAACTAAAAAAGTTAAGGAAAAAGTTCCTGTTGTTGT